GTCGCCGTCCAGTGACGCCTTCACACTAGCACCTAGTTCGCGAGAGATGATCTTCTTGTTAGTCTCATTCTCGATCGCCGGCTCAATGACAGGGCGCGCTGGGATGTGCTTCAGCGGACTTCCCTTAGTATGAATGAAGAGTAACTCTACATTGGTGACGTCTTGCGTTGCGGCTTTCTTCAAGCGTGCCAGCTTCTTCTTCCCGCGAACCTTGCCGGCCATTTCCAGAAGCTGATCGGCTCGTGCCGTAGTACCGGCAGCAGGAACACCGACATACGCAGCCAGCTTAGTAAGTCCAGCAATGCGCTTGAATAAAGCGGCAGAGCCGGACTTACGAGCGATGGTGATTTGAGGGGAGGTCATTTGTCTAGTTTGAAGTAATTACGCACTACTGGATTCAACTCGGTACGTTTAGCGTGCTCACGCGCAATGGCTTCTTCCGATTTTGCAGCACGTTCATGTTTACCAGGCATAGACAGTTGCGCACCAGATTTACTTTTATACCACGCGCCTTCTGGATAATCAGAGCCAGACTTAAACACCGCCCAGTTACCACTTCTTCCTTGACGGACTTCAAGTTTACCTTCAGCGTCCTTCACCTTCACTGCCTTAATTACGTCGTGCCGGTCATCAGACTTTGGCTCGCCGCAGTGTTGGCAGCGATCTGGCAAGGATGGCCATCCAAGATGACCGGGCGTGGGCGAGAACTTGTGAGGCTTGTGCGGCTCTGGATACCCGGCATCCATCACAGCATCCAGCGCACGATGAAGCCTGGAGCGGCGATCTGCGGCGGGGGCAGGAGAGTCGAACGCCTGGCTCATGTAGTGGGCGCTATTCCGTAGAAATTCGTCAGCATTAGTTTCACCAAACTTGCGCTTGAGTGCGCCGCGCACAATGGCCGGGTTGACGGCCTTCAATTTGTCATACTCGACCTGCATCTCTTTACGCATCCACTCCGGCATGTTACCCTGCCACTTCGCCATCTTCCGGCTCCTCCATGAATCACAAAATCAGTACCGGTCCGCCGCCGATGACTTTCGCCATCGTACTTAGCTGCACGCCGTAAGCTGTAAGTTGCCACTGCCCAAACTGCTCCAGTGATGCCAGCGCCTGATAACTCACTGACACGTCGCCCACGCTTTTTGCGGTCTGCAGCCCGCCGAAAAGTCCCTGGGCTGCGATCTGCGCACCGCTGCTAACTCCTGGAGTTAGCACCTGAGTTTGAACCAGCCAGGTAGCGTAAAGTTGATCACCGCCGATGGTAGGAACCATCAACGTGATAGTGACGCCGCTCAAGGTGTAGTCCACTCCACCCGGGCGGAGGTACTCGCCGTTCTTGGTGAGCGTGCTAAGCGTATCGCCGGGTGGCTGTGCGCTCAAGGTGTAACTACTGCCGGGAATTGCGCCTGCTGGAACCTCGCCGTGGACGGAAGATTCAAGGGCGAACCCCACCTCTGCCGCGTCGCTCTTAGCGAATAACGTGAGGTAATGGGCGATGTACCAGGCAATGGCGATATACCAGGCATCTTGCCACCGCTCCTGCACCAGCGACGCGACGGCCAGGTTGAGGTAAAGCTGAATCACCGCAGTAGGCACAGGCGGCGCTTCATACACCTGCAGAGTGGCAGCGGAAGTTGTTACTAGGGCAGAGTTATTGACGGTGACGTTGCCGGCGCCAACGGCTGTGATCACCGTGCCCTTAGGGAAGTTGCCAGGTGACTGCAGGAACTGTCCGTAGCTCAGGCCTGCAGTGCTGGCAACCGTGATGGTGGGGCTGCCCGCTGCAATGGAGCACCCGCCAACGGCAGTAGGCAGCCCAAAGAACTTAGAGTAGACGGATAGGAAGTCGTCCAGATAGTACGGAGGATTCTGGCCGAACACGAAGCCGACAGATCCGCCGCGTCCGCAATCGGCGAAGAATCCGTTCTCAGCACCCCACGCCGTCTGCAGCCACAAATCGAAGTTCGGCCAGTTTCCCATAGTACTCCTTGTTACTTCGTCAAGCCCAACTTGGCGCCACGTGAAGACTTCTTGGCAGGTGCCTTGGCCGCTTCTGGTTCGTCATCCTCGTCGTCCTCGGTTACTCCGCCATCTTCAGGCACCTTGCCATCCGGTTCCGGTTCCGGTTCCACTACAACGGCTGCGATGGGTTCGGGCGGCGTAAGGTTCACGATGCTGCCATCCTTGATACTCAGCTGGTAAGTCTGCGTCTCAGCGACCCAGGCCGGAACTTGGATGGGGCCTTCTTTTGTGGGGCCAGTAACGAAGCGACGCTCGCCGTTTTCTCCGCTGTGAAGCAGGAACAACTTGGCGCGCTTGAAGTACAGTGTTAGCATTTTCGTTTTACTCATAGCTGGTATTATCTCTCTTCTGCCTTGCTCAGAAGGCTGGTTAGGGAAGTGCTGCGCGGCGGTGATGGGGTGTCTTACCAAAGCGGCCTGCAAGGTGACCGGGATGATCTGACGCTTATAACCGCCGCGCAACTTCAGTGATGTGCTTTGAGGCACAAGAAAGCCCACAGCGTTTAGTGCTATGGGCTTAGTAGAATTGATGGTTCACGCTTTCTTGCGCGTACCATTAGGATGCGTCTTATGCCAATAGACTTTGCGGGCCTCTGGCGTCATGGCTGCGTAGCGTGCTTTCCCGCTAATGCTTTGCTTCATACGCTCTGCCGGGTCCTTATAACGCTGTGTCTGCACTATACTCTGATGTACGCGCTCTGCAGGGTTAGACCAACGACGACAATTACCGGCACTTGTTTTTTCGTGCTCTGCCGGATCACTGTAGCGCCGTAATTGCATTGCACTTCGTTTTGCACATTCAGCAGGGTCTTTGCATAATAGTATCTGGCTAGCCCGCTGTTTCTCATGCTCCGCTGGATTAGCGTAACGCCGTAGTTGACCGTCCTGCATCTTCGCACGTTCAGCTGGGTCTTCAAAACGACGCTTTACACCAATACTCATCTTTTTACGCGACGCCTTAGAGTGCTTACCACGAAAACCCTCACCGCCAACAGTAAGATTGTAACTTTTATCGCCCAATAAATCAGCGTTATATGTATGAAGTTTCTTAATGTAAGAGACTTCTTTTTCAAGTAGGTTTTTGCGTGGTCCGCGCCAGATTACTTCAAACTTAAAGCTCTTCCAATGCTTATCAATCTTCCACGCTTTGCGCATAGCGCGATGGAGTGGACCCTTTGACACGCCAGTACAAGCATGCCAAATATGCTTCTTCCACCTATTAGTCTCCGGTTTACCAGTGGTATCACATCCTACGTAGCGTTTACCATTTACTAAATTAGTAATTAGATAAACACAACCCCAACCCTCTTGATGTTTTCGCATAACGCTTGTCTCCACGCCTGTCCAAAGTAAATTTAGGGAAATACGGAGGACATTCCGTACTTATCATGATGGATCATGACTCCACCACTATCCCTAAATTATTATACCTCATTTTTCAGTTGTGCGTTCAGGCCCTAGACGCCGTCAGCGTACACAGCTGTGGTCGTCCGCTTCCAGATAACCTGGCTAAGGCATGCAGCCCACATCGTTTCGTAGGCTCCGCCACGACGAGTCGTGGGAACGCTCATCGCCTGTGTGCATGGCTGTGGGATTTTCAGATAGACGGCCTTTTTCACATTCTTATAGAACACAGCACGATCCAGCCCATTGCCAGTTTGTCCAGCCGCTGCAGTGTTGCCGACGCCTTGACCGCTGATCCAGGGATTGGGAAGGAAGTCAATGGAAAATTTCACGCCGTGGTGAGCAGCGACGCAGTTCTCTTCCACGTACTTGATGATTGATGTCGCGACCGGCGCCCCGCCAATGGCCATCGGTTGGGTCAAGTACGCAAATTGAGTGTAAGGAATCAGCAGATGGTCAGCCATACCTTCAGAGGCGTCATAGCCACTATTCTGAACGGTCTGATTGAGCGCGGTGTTGATGTCAGCCAGAATCTCCTGGGGCGTCTTCTTGCTCCAGTTAGTGCTGCCACTGCCACCTGCCGCAACGGTATACTCATACACGTTGGGATTGTTGATGAGGGCTGGATCACCCAGGAACCCAGCATAGACGACGAAGTCGCAGGCTTTCGCATAGTTCGTCTCGACCGACTCTTCGTAAAGCTCTTGCAGGCTGAATGGAGGCGCCTGTCCGACCCGCAGCGCAGTTTCCATACGCTTGAGATCGATCCAAGTGATCGTCATGCCCATTGCCCACGTGTACGTGCGCCAGATGCCCTTCTGAATATCGGCCTGCGCTTCGGGAATGTCCGTGTTGTTGGTGCCCTGTAGGCCGAAGTATTGATTTCCCGTCGTTGCGTAATTACTGGCAAACGCCGTGATGAACTCGGGGAAGCCTCCGCCTACTTCAACAGCGATGTCGCGCTTGTGCGTGACAGCCTGCAACGGCCTGACTAGGTCCGTGTCAATAAGTTCCAGTTGGCTCTGCAGGAACGCGAAGCCAGTTGCTCCGGCAGCGTCAAAAACCCGCGCGCGACCTGGAGCCGCGCCGTGATTGCGATTGTTACGAATCATGGTAAGCTGTTCTCCTTCTTAGGCCGCGTTGCGGACCTTGATTGCGATTTCAAGCATGTTGTTGGCGTCGACGTAACCAGTGCGCGCAACCACGTTCGGCAGCGCGATGAGGTTGCTGAAAGTCAGCACGCTGGTTGCCGTGATGGCAGTGGTGAGGCCAGAGCTGAGGACGATAGTTGTGAAAGAACCGGCAGTGCCAGTGCCGCTCACGACGTAGCTGCCAGGGGCAATGCCAGGGCCGGTGACCACCATGCCGACGTATACACCCGTAAAGGTGATGCCGGTCAAGGAGGTCGCAGCCGCGGCAGCCGGGGTGATGCCGTTCAGCGTGAACAAGTCGGTAGCGACGGGGTTAGTTTCCCAGTCACCGACAAGGCCCGCAGAGACAGCCGTATTGAGGACGGCGCGCGTGTAGACCTGTGCACCGGCAGCAGCAGGAGCGCCGACGCTGAGCAGGATGGTTCCTGCACCGCGCTCTAGCACCTCAGCCATCTGCAGGTTGGCATAACTGCCAACCGACTGAACGCCCGGCGTGCCTGCGCCGTAGCTCGAAGACCCTTGGTAAGTGAGCTGAGTCTTGACTTCGCGAACGGCCATGCCGGCGAAGTAGTTAGCGATGTTGGCAGTGTTGGCGATGGTGGCGATGTAGTCCTTCACCGAAGTGAAAGCGCCGCCGCTGTTCGTGGTGCTCGGAATAACAACCGCCGGGTCGCCGAAGTTGAGGGTGTTGGTGGACGTCAGCGGCACGAACGAACGCGCCGTGATGATCGTATCACCGAAGCGAGAGACCGCCCCAGGGAAGCCGATATTCGGCCCAGTGACGGGAATGACCTGACCAAAAGCATACTGGGTCATTGTTACTTGCCTCCTTTATGGGCAGTGTCGTACGCGGCTTGCATATCCGCGATACGCGTATCGGCGCCGTCGCCAGAATCAGCGGCATGAGCGCGGTTGAGTGGTGCGCGAGGCAGCTTGCTATCACGTGCGCGGGCTGCTCCGGCAAAGCTGCCATAACCGCCGTTGCTGGCACGAGAGCTGCGGGTAACGCTGCTCAGCGCTGAGTTGAAAGCATCCTGCACCTTGCTGTCCTTACAACGAGCCACGACTGGGCGCAGCATCTTCAGTACCGCGGCGGCGCCGTCAGCAGCGCGAGCGCGGTCCTTGGCGTGGTGCTTGTCACCGACCGGCTCCAAGTCCTCTTCGCCCTCTTCAAGGTCGTCGTCCTCGGCGCCCTCTTCTTCTTCGAGCTCCTCAGGATCTTCGTCCTTGGCGTCCTCAGCTTCAGGCTCTTCATTGCCGAGAACTTCATCCAAAGGCGCGGCATCAACTACCGGCTCATCCTCTTCCTCGAGGTCTTCGTCGCTAGCAT